ACAGTTTCAAATGAACCTGAACTGTCAGTAGATGCTGCTTCGTTAATTAGGTGAGACGCTTGGTTTTCATATAATTGTGCCATGTTCTCTTTAACGTGTCCTTTAAGACCGTCTAGGAATCCTAATTTATCCCATTTGTTAATTGTATCTTCTTTGATAACTTTAAGGTGCTTAAGACCGATGTTACCAACAAGACCTGATTCTAATAATGCTCCCATTTTAAAATATTTGTTTTGTTTTATTTTGTTTATTTAATTTTACTCATCAAATCCTTCATTCTTAAGAATTGTGGATTCTCGTAAGTTTTTGATTCAATCAATGTTGTTGATGAACCTGTTGAAACTGTGTTGTTTATTTTATTTCCAACTGATTCGTTAATTGATTTTGTATCAACCTGACCTAATTCGTCTTTGATAGACTTATAAAGATTTTTTGATTCTTTAAGAGTTTCTACTCCGTCAAATCTTCTCAGGATATTTATTTTTTCTTTCTTAGTTGTTGAATGTTCAGTGAAAAGTCTAGTTGCATATGCTAAATTAGAGTTGAAGATTGCTACTTCAGTTAATTTTTCTCTAAATACATTTAATGCCTTTCTATACTCTTCGTTCTTTTCTCTCAACATACTAACTTCTGATTCAAGAGATTCAACTTTAACACCACCTTTTCCATAAACATAGTTTCTGTTATTAGTAATGCCTTTTCTAAGACCTCTTCCTTCTTTAGAACCCATTCCATAAGTTCTAGCAGCTTCTTTAGTTTCAGTCTTTTCATAATCTTTTCCACTATGAGTTTTAGACTTATCACCTTTGTTACCACCAAACTTTTGTTCGTAGTCTCTTTTAGAACGAGAATCGTCTCCTTTGTTGCCTCCGAATTTACCTTCTTTAGTTTCTGCTTTAACGACTTTAGACTTTCCTTCCATGTTTGCACCTTTTTTGTAATCAAACTTAGCTTTACCAGTACCAACAGATTTAGGTCCTTCCTTCTTGTCTTCTTTAAATCCACCTTTAGCAGATTTATTGTAAGAGAATTTAGGTCCACTACCTGTAACTCCTGGTGCTTTTTTGTGACTGTAAGCCTCATCTAAGCTATCTTCCAAGTTTTTTTCATACATTTCCGTTCCATATTCGTCCATTTCCATTTCTTCTTCATCCATTTCCATTTCTTCTTCATCCATTTCCATTTCTTCAGAATCCATTTCAACGTCTTCCATGTCATCATCGTCTTGTTCGTCAAATTCGATTTCATACATAACCTCTTCATCATCTTCAACATCGAAATCCATTTCTTCGCTGTTGTCTGAATCAGATGAGAATAACTTCTCAATAACTGCATCTACATCTTCATCTTCTTCCATGTAGTCTTTACGAGATTTAGAAATGTCGCCTTTGTTACCACCATATGATGATTCGCCCATTTCCAATACTTCATCATCCATGTCATCTTCTTCATCCATTTCTTCAATTGATTCTCCAAGTTTTACTAAGTATTCGTTGTCAGAATTGTTATCTGTAAGGTGAATGTCTTCGCCATCCTTCTTTACAATGATACCGTCTTCTTCACCCATAGCTTTGAAAACTTTAAGAATTTCTTCATCAGAAGCGTTTGTTAAATCAATAGGAGATTCTGAATCCATATCAGTTAAATCTAAGTCCATATCCATTTCGACTTCGTCTTCGTTATCAGTGTCCATGTCCATATCCACTTCTTCAGTGTCATCGTCCATGTCTACATCTAATTCAACCTCGTCATCATCTTGTTCAGATAGAGATTCTTTTACTAATTGATTGATTTCTTCCTTCATAGTTGAAGCAAGTATTCCTTTTGCATTCTCGGCAATTACATCTTCGACTTGTTTCATTCGAATGAGTGCCTCTTGTACTACATCTTTATTTTCTTGCATAGAAAAATTGTTTAATTTAACATATAAATAGTGTCAAATAAGAAAAAGTATTATTTCTCTTATAATGAAACGTAATTTCTTTGTTGATTGTTAAGTGAGATTATCTGTGAATTTGATTGTTGTTCAATCCAAGAGATTAAAGATTGATAATTATCTTCAAGGATAAAATAAATTGTCTTCTCCCCAGTTGTATTGTTTTCAAGTATTAATTGATAAAAATTGTTGGATAGAGGAGAATTTATAATCAAAGTCGGTGAGAATGAGAGTTGACTAATAGTTGTAATTTCTTTACCTGTCCCTTCTGAATAGGCAGCTGCGTCTGACCATGTAGTCGCACTTAATAAAGTCGAACTTTGGTCTTTGAAAGTTATAATGAAAATCATTTTTTAATTATTTCATTATAAATAGTTCCATAAAATAAAAAAAGTGGTCTTTAGGACCACTTTAGATTTTTAATCAATTACTTCATCAATTTTACTCTCTGAAACTGAGGTTATTCTCCAATCGTGAGAAAACCCTTCATATTTTTTTGTAACTTTTGCCTCAACATCAGTTACTGAAAAACCTTTAACTAATTTCTCTTCTCTAATTTTTTTAATTTTTCCAGAGTTTTCATCAGGAAGGTCATAGGTAATTTTAGCAACAAAATACTTTTCGTCCATAATTTATATTTTTTTATTTTCCTAAAAAATCGGTAAGTTTTTTCATCAAATCAATAGACTTGTCTAAATTCTTTTCAGGTTGTTGGATTTTCTTTTCTTCTTCAAGATTTTCTTCATAATTACCCCTCTCATTAACATCTGAAAAAAGATAAGCCCCTGGTGTAGATGGTGAAGATACTAAGTCAAAACAGATTAATTCAAAATCATCTTGAACTTCATTTCTTTCCCCAACCTTTTTCAAGGAACCAACACCTCTTGATGAAACTCCCATTGTAACGCCTTGTCTCATTAAATTCGCCGCTTGGTCTCCCTTAGTTGAAACAATGCCTCTCTCATGAAATCCTGGTGATGTTAATAACTTCAGTTTACCCATCAAAATATTTTTATCCCACCATACATCCGTGATTATGTGGGATACCCTATCTAAGTCAATTAGAGACGATTCTGGGTGGTTTAACTCTGAAGTTGACAATCCCTTAGCAATCATCTTTTTATATCTCTCAGCCTCTCTTTTAAGGATTCTTTCAGGGTAAAATCTACCATTCCTATTTGGGGTATCATATTTCTGTAAAACCGCATAAAACTCAAAAGGGTTTTTGTAGTCTAATTTAACTGATTCTTTAAGGAACGATGGGTTAATTTCATCGCGAGGTGAAACATAACCAGCATCCATCTCAATTAGTATTCCATGACCTGATTCATTAGCCTCAAGAATTCTTAATTTCTTCATAACTCTTTTAGAAATAAATATACTGATTGAGTAAGTTTAATAGTTATTTTACTTTTTGGTTTTGTAAAAATCAAAATAGTTATTGTTTGAAAGATTATTTGTGAAGATATTTTTTACTATTCTTTTAACAGAATCTTTTAATTCTTGAGATTTAAAGTCCAACTCTTCATTAGTGTAAAGGTTTACTTCTAAATTAAAAAATGATTTTTTTCCTGTCGAAATTCCACTTGTTCTTAAATCTAAGTCAACAATACTTCGGTCCATAAAGACTGTCTGTGATATTGAATTAAATACGGAATGTTTTATTTCACGATTAAGATTACAGACCACTCTATTCCAATTATCGTGTTCTTTTTTAGGGCAAACCCAAGATTGAATGTTAATGTAAATTGATTTTAAATTTTTCGAATCGACTGTCCCATACATAGATTTAATTGGACTATACAGATTCAACTTTACACTTTTCCCTTTTTTCATTAAGTTTCATATTATGAATGTTTATTTTAATAAAAATAACACTAATAAAACTCAATGTCAAAAATTATAAAAATAAATAATATTTATTTTCAATATGTTAATAATCGAAATAAAAAATAATGAAAATATTGAAAAGGCTTTAAAGACTTTAAAATCTAAAGTAATTAAAACTAAGCAGAATCAACAATTAATGGGTAGAAAAGAATTTACTAAACAATCTGTTGAGAAAAGAGCTCAGAAATTAAAAGCAATTTACAAACAAAGGAAACTTAACGAATTATAAGTTTTTTTCCAAATTAACTAATTTGAAATAGTTAATTTGATTAAACTCTTCTGCTTTCAACTTGTCAATTGTTTCTGATATTTTTTCAATAACATCACTTTCTTTTTGCTCACCAAGAATTGAGTTTAATTTTTCTATAGTTTTCTCTTTAAGAACTGAGAAATCTTCCTTAAGGCTATCTCCATCAGATTTCAAGATTTCAATAAATGTCTTTTTTGATTGCTCATCCATAGTATCAACATAATTCTCTAATGTTTGGTTTGCAATTCTAACCATAGTGCTTATAGGAATTTGTATAGATTCTTTTACAATTTTGTTTTCAGACATCAAAACTTTAATTAGATTCTTTCTTGATTGTAATCTTTCGTGAATATTAAGTTTGTTAATATAAACTAAAGTGTCAATATCCGAATATAAATTTTCATTAATTTCAGACACACTTTTTGGCATTTTAATATTTGGTAATAACTTTTGAATTAATCCAATTCCTTCATTCAAAAATTCATTGGCATCAGAACTACTTAAACCTTGAGAACTTGATAATTGGTCATACAGGTTATAAACCTTGGACAAAGATTTGCTATTAAGAACATTTTCTTTAAATTCTCTTAAAGATTTTTTGAATTCTTTTTCATTCCTATAAGATTCTATAAGATTTTTTTCAATAATGGATTTTACTTGTCCGAAAGTCATTTTCTTGTATTTGAATATAAATATTATGAATTTAGTAACTTATCCAATTCTTTTGAAATTTCTCCCAAAGATTCTCTAGCTTTTCCCAAATCGAGGAATTCATCTCCTTCAATCATGTTATTTTCAACTAAAATATTAAAATCTTTCTTTTTAGATTCTGGTGTTACGGATGCTTCTCCTCCTGTTTCTGGTGGTGGAGGAGTTTCTCCTCCCGCTGGTTCAGCACCTGCTGGTTCAGGTAATGCAGGAATTTCACCACCACCTCCGAATGAAGGTAATGGACTCTCAGTTTCTGTTTCAGCACCTTGTGTTTGAGTTGTTCCTGTTGTTGTGCCGTAAAGCTTATCAATATTGTCGAAGAAACCTGTTTTAGTAATAACTGTTGCAGTTGCTTTGAGTTCTTCACCAACGGCTCTTTCAATTCTTTGTTGTTGTAAATCAAGTTTAACTTCTTCATCAGACCAACCAAATATATGTTTCTTCGCCCATGTTGATGATGATGCTTGAATACCATTCCCTGGGTCGGCAACTAAATCTTTATATAATAAAACTTTCTCTTTCCAAACATCAATCTTCAACAAGTCAGCTTGAGTTGATGGGTTTGTTAAACCTAATGTAAAGTTAGATAATTCGTCTTCAAAACCTAATAAGAAAAGATGAATAATTGCAATCTTATTCAGTTCTGCTAACATACTCTTTTGGATACGGTTAATCGTTCTAGCAAATCTAATATCTTGTAATGATAAATTTTTACCATCACCAACAACTTCTTCAAATCCTAAGAATGCCTTAGGAACACGAAGAGCCGTCAATAATTTCTTTTGAATATATTCAATATCGGCAATCTCTGATAAGTTTGTAGCACCCGCTAATGTATCGATTGGGTTCGGTGCTGCAGGGTCACGAACAGGAACAAAATAGTCTTGGTCAACCGCCATTTGGTTAAATCTCATGTCAACGTTACCTGTCTTACTATCAACAATTTGTTCTCTTTTGAACTTATTGGCAACACGCTGAACGTATGCTTCGACATCATCATCATTCATATTTCCTACGAACACTTTGAACACTCTTCTTTCAGGTGCTCTTGATGTTCTATATATCAACATTGCATCCTCAGATAACAATAATTGTTTCCAAATTCTTCTTGCTTTTTCCAACATTGAAGTTCCGTATGGAAGTTTTCTATCGTCACCTAATAATCTGAAGTGAGCAATTTCCCATGTTTGGAATTCCATGTTTTTGTTCTTCCATGTAAATGTAAGAGCCTTGTTTGGTTCAGTTTTTTCTATTGAAACTGAAATCTTTTGGCTCGCACCAACTTCATGTCTTTCAATTTCGATTGTGGGTAATTGCTGACATCCAACAATACCTTTTTCAGGGTCCAATTTCAAATAGACAAAGTTATCACCATACTTACAAGTGTTTCTTGTCCACATAGGTAAGTTGGTATTGATATCCAAAGCATTATTAAATAAATCCGCAAGAACTGATTTTATTCTTTTAGACTCAGAATAGATTTGAAGTATGAATCCATCTTCATTAGTTGTCGTGGATTCTTCTGAATAAATGTCTAAAGCAGCTGAAATCTCAGGAGTATATTCCATCGATTCATAATCATACTGAGCAGACAATCTTGATGGCTCATAATAAATCGCTTGTGAATAAAGATTGTTTTCAACCTTAGTCCACTGGTTTCCCAAATAATAAGTTTGTTGTGCTTGAAGTTTTTCCTTTTCGTATTCTTCCCTACTTTTTGTGCGTAATATTTCTTTTTTATCCAACTTAAACGTTGGATAATCTTGACCTAAAAGTGAATTAGGTCCGAAAGTTTTGGATAATCGTTGCCAAACTGTTAAATTCTGTTCTGCCATGATATAATTTTACTTAATACTTCGATAATATAAATACTATCAAGCCCCAAATAACCACTTATATGTTTCGTAGTCTTTTCTAGATGGACCATTATTGTATCCTCTTGCGTCTTTACCCATCTGTGGAACCATCGGATTGAAGAAATCAGAAGTATTTTTGTTTTCATGAACATTACTCGTCCAAGAATTCAACATAGCCTTTGTATGATTTGTAACTTTAGTTAAAGATTGAAAAGATTTTTCAGCAACATAAATCGCCATAGAAATACCCATAATACAGTCGTCATGGTGATTTTTTTGGTGGTCTGGTCTACCATTAACGTAAATGAAAGTATTCATTTCATTGTATAATCTATTCGAATAAATTTTGAAGTCGTGTCTTACCGCTTCTTCTAATGCGGCAATAATTTGAACTCTTTTACTATTAAAATTAATTCCAGGTATTTTATCATTTATCTTGGGGTCCCATTT